GCAAGCGGGAGAGGGAAATTTGGAATTAACCACTATCACAGGAGAATCACATGACAGCTTTAGCAGAAGACCGCAATACCGAACGTAAGGACGGCGTCGTCGTGCCGTTCCAGGTCATCACCAACGATTGTATTTACGGCGGCTCGCTGGTGGCCGTCAATGCCGGTGGCTACGCCCTGCCGGGATCTGATACCGCTGGCCTCATCTTCCAAGGCGTGGCCGAGGCCCGGGCCGACAACACCGGCGGCGCCAACGGCGCCATCAAGGTCAACGTCCGCCGCCAAGGGCTCTTCTTGTTCAACATGGGCACTGCCATCACCATCGCCAATGTCGGCGATGCGGTCTGCCTGGTCGATGACCAGACGGTAGACCTGGCCGCCAACTGCATCAACGATATCGCCTGCGGCAAGATCGTCGAATACTATTCGACCACCAAGGCCTGGATCGATATCGCCCGCTAACCGTACGGGCATGGCCTGCCATGCCCCACATAATCAAACTCTTTTGGAGGTACAGCAATGATCATCAACAAAGCAAACCTGGAGGCGGTTTTTCTCAACATCAAAACCACCTTCAACAAGGCCTTCGATGCCGCCCCCGCCGACTGGGAACGCACCACCATGAAGGTGCCGTCCGGCTCCTCGCAGAACAACTACAACTGGCTCTCCCGCTTCCCCAAGATGCGCCGTTGGCTGGGCGACAAGGTCATCAAGGCCCTGGCCGCCTTCAAGTACACCATCGTCAACGAAGACTGGGAGGCCACTATCGCGGTCGACCGCAACGATATCGACGACGACACCTTGGGCATCTATGGCCCCATGGCCCAGGAGGCCGGATACTCGGCCAAGCAGCTGCCGGGCGAGATCGATGCCGACCTGAAGAACAACGCCTTCACCAACTTATGTTTTGACGGCCAATACTTCTACGACACCGACCACCCAGTCGGCGACGGCCAAGGCGGCACCTCAAGCGTCTCCAACAAGATCACCGCTGCCCTCTCCGCCGCCACCCTGGCCACCGTCGAGGCGAGTTATGGCGCCCTCAGACACGCGATTATGAACTTCACCGACGATGAAGGCCGTAAGCTCGGCCTGGTCCCCAATCTCCTCGAGGTGCCGCCCGCTCTCGAAGGGGTAGCCAACATCATCGCCAACAGCGACAAGCTCCAGGACAACAGCCCCAACCCCTATAAGGGAACCTGCACCGTCAAGGTCAATACCCGCCTGACCAGCGCCACCGCCTACATGCTGCACGTCTCAGACCGTCCGTTGAAACCCTTTGTCTATCAGGAGCGTAAGGCCCCGGTCTTTGTCCAACAGACCGACACCTCAAGCGATGATGTCTTTTCCCGCAAGGAGTTCAAGTTCGGTGCTGAAGCCCGGGCCGCTGGCGGTTATGGCCTCTGGCAGTTGTCCGCCGCCTCCACCGGCGCGGGTTGATCGTAACCTTCCAAAACGCCCCCTCTCCCTCTGGGAGAGGGTAGGGGTGAGGGTCGTGAGGCTATCAAGGTTTATCGTGCTTAGTTGCACCACCCCCACCCGGCCTGCGGCCACCCTCCCCCGCAAGCGGGAGAGGGGAATTTGGAATTAACCACTATCCCAGGGACAAAGAGATGATCACCATCGCCACCAAAAGAACAGCTATCCGCCGCTGCGGTGTCTTGCATAGCGGGACCATTGAGTACCCAAACAAGGCCTGGTCCCCTAAGCAACTCGCCATCCTGCAGGCGGAACCCTTGCTTGAGGTCACCGTTACCTCCAGCAAAGAGCCGAACAAGCCCAGAGGCAAGGACAAATAGGCCATGGCGTACTGCACTCAAGAAGACATCACCGAGCAACTGCCCACAGCCGACCTCGTCGCCCTGACCGATGACGAGGGCTTTGGCGAGGTGAACGCCAGCCGGGTGAGCCGTGCCATCAATGACGCCGAGGCGCTAATCGATGCCCACTGCCAAGCACGCTACCCATTGCCGCTCGATCCAGTGCCATCGATCATCCGCCGGATCTGCGTCGACCTGGCCATCTATAACTTGTTTTCCCGGCGGGTCGATGATGACCTGCCCAAGGTCCGTGAGTCGAGGAAAGCCGATGCCATGCGCTTCCTGGAGAAGGTCGCGTCTGGCGGGATCCTGCTCGGGGCTGTCACCCCAGAACCCAGCGCCAACGCCCAGGCTGCTATCGTCAGCGCCCCGGAGCGGAACTTCCGCCGGGGCTTGGAGTAACCCATGGCCTACGACATCGAACAAATTGAGGATGCGGTTGTCAACCTCCTGCAGCCACTGAAACAGAGCGGGGTGCGAACCATTGCCACCGTCCAGGAGGAACTAACCGAGGACAGCCTGAAACGTCTGGCCGCTCAACCCAAGAACCAACTGCCAGCGGTCTTTGTGGTCTACTCCGGATCCCATTACCAGAGCCACGGCCGCCGTAAGGTCGAGACCTTGATCCTCAGCCTCTTTGTCGTCACTCGGAGCCTGCAGAATGACCAGGAAGCCCTGCGCGGCGGGGCAAATATCGGCACCTATACCATCCTGCGCGAGATTCGTGATCTCCTGACTGGTCAACTGCTCTTGCCTGAGATGCTGCCGGTAGAGATCCAAAGCGAGGAGTCGATCTGGCGTGGGAACGGCCTATCACTCTATGGTGCCGCCTACAGCACCGGCCAGACCCACTTATATCCGTAACCTTCCAAAACGCCCCTTTATCCCCCCTTGCGGGGGGCTCTCCCCATGGTAGAGGGCAGGGGTGAGGGCCATGGGGCGGTGAGAAGGTGTCTTGCTTAAGGGCACCACCCCCACCCGGCCTGCGGCCACCCTCCCCCGCAAGCGGGAGAGGGAAATTTGGAATTAA